CTCTAGATATATTGACCATTTATCTCCACCTAAATGCATTGTTGTTGATATTTCGCATGAATATCTATCTTTATGTTTTTTAAGCTCATCACCTTTTTTATAAATTCTTGCATAAGAATAAGTTTCGATTAACTTTACACCAGACTCTTTTTCCATTATAGGTTTAACTTTTTGTAATAAAGTTTCCATAACTATGTCAGAATAATGAGAGTAAGTTTCAGGTACTTGTGTATCATTCCAAACACCAAAGTATTCAGTAAATTGAGATATGTAGTGGGTATCAAACAAATGTCTGGCTACTTTTCTTTTGTTTAAAAAATACTGATAACAAAAATCTGCTAGTTCTTTTGATATAGCACCTTTAATTACTTGATATTTATCTTTTTTAAAACTCATTTTTTAACTCCTATTGAAAGTTTGCAACCATAACTATTCTTTTTTCATCTTCATCAGGACTTTCTTGAAAATGCGTTAGCTTACCATCAAATATAATTACATTATCTTCTTTTGGATTTGAATAAAATTTTTGTTTGTCTTTTCCTAAAACAACTGTTCTTCCTTTTGAAAATTTATTTAAGTAAACAATTACAACTTTATGCGGTAGGTTTAAATCAATATGAGGCAAGCTTTCTTTTATAGAACTATGTGGTGTCATGTTTATATTCATACGATACATAACTTCAAAATCTACGTTGTTGTAATCTAATATTTCTTTTAAAATAAAATAACATTGGTGAAAATAAGGAGAGGAGCTTTCAGGTATAGCAGGTATTTTTTTTCCATCAATTTCATGCGTTGGTCTGCCTAATAGACTATGAGCAAAAAAACTCATGTCTTTTTTATCTGTACCATAAACAGTCTTATCGAGATAATACCAAGGAAAGTTATTGCCCAATACTAAATTTTTTAAATTTTTATAATTTTCTGTTACAGGATTTTTTAAATTAGTAATCATTTAAAAGGGTATCCTAAATTCCAACATACTAAGGAGTGTCGTGTCCCTTTAGTTACAGGTGTAACTCTATGCCAAACAAAAGAAGGAAAAACTATTATGCTTCCTTTTGGCCTAATTTCTTTACATATTCTTGGTTGTGATGCTTCATCTTGATTTCTAAAATCAAACTCTAAATCTCCACCTTTGTATTCTTGCGGATCAGTAAGAGATATAGTCATACTAAGTTTTCTTAACTTACCATGTGTATTTGGGTCTTCTGGATGGTTGTATGGTTCAATGTATGAATCACAATGCCAATCATAAAACTGACCTTGTTTATATTCAGTAAATTGACAAGCTTCTGACCAATCCCATTCAAAATTCCATTCAGCACTTGTATTTGCTTGATGTATGTAAGGTTGTATTTCTTTGTATATCCATTTATCAGACATCCATACTACATCAGACTTTCTTTTTTTTTGAATGTTTTTAAGTTCTGAGTTAGTAAGATTATCTTTTTCAGAATTACCTGTAAGAGCTATTTCTTTATCTTGCTCTTTACCGTAACGCACTATTTCATCACAAATTCTTTCTGGTATAACTGATTGGAAGTACCAGTAATACCATTTAAGATTCATTTTTTGTTGCGTAAAGAATTTTTAGTTAGTCCAAGTACCAGCTTTTACAAAGTCGTAAACTTCATCCAAACTCCACATACCAGATGCTCCTGATATAAAACTGACTTCGGGTTCTTTAGTAATAACTACACCAGATCCACCATTTGTTGTGCTTGATGGACTTGATGCTCCTGCACCTCCTGCTCCTACGGTTATGGTATAGTTTGTGGCACCAACAACAGTTAATGTAGATTCAGCCGAAGCTCCTCCACCAGAACTTTCTCCTGGAACAGAACATCTATAGCCTCCAGCTCCGCCTCCGCCTCCGAAGTTTTGGAACCCAGTAATGGCATCGGTCCAACCACCACCACCGCCACCAGTATTTGCTGTACCACTAGCACCTGGATAAGTTGTCCCAGGGCCATTGCCTCCAGCTCCACCGCCTCCAGCACCTCCAGTACCAGTTTTCATTGGAGAATTAACATAGTTACTTGCACCACCTCCGCCTCCGCCTCTTGTTACAGATGAGCCTGTTATTGATGATGCGACTCCATCACCACCATTTCCACTATGCCTATCTGGTGTATTATGAGGCTGATGGTTTTGTCCTACTTCACTTGCACCACCGCCACCGCCAGATAAATCTGTGCCGCCGTGTGCTGCTCTTACACCATTACCGCCTGCAAACCCTTGACCTGTGGTACCTGTACCAGTAGCAAAACGCCCTCCGCCACCACCTGAACCTCCAGGCTGGTTGCCAGGGTTGGGTGTAAAATAACCTGTATCACCACCACCTCCTCCAGTTGAGGTTACAGTTGTAATAGGAACTCCAGCTATAGAAGAATCTCCACCTCTTGATCCAACAGTAAATGTTGGAGCTACAGGATGACCTCCACCCCCTCCACCACCTGCAATAATTAGGTATTGTAGTTCTTTTGTGTGAGCTGCTGTGGTTAAAGTTCCAGTTGAATTAAAAGTGGTTATAACTGCACTTTGTGTACTTGTTGTTGGGTCATTATCTGGCCCAATAATTCCACCGTTACCATCTGACATATTTAGACCTCTCTCCATTCAAGACTACTTGCATTCCACACATAGTCTGTTTCTATTTCTAAATCTCTACCTGTATGAGTTTTACCTGTCCATTCTTGATTAGGTTCATACCAAAATATTGTAACAGGATTAGAGTCAACTTCATCTACATTAGGATAAGTTACGGGTGCTTGCCAATCATCATTAGAATCTAACGTCCAAGAGTTAAAAGGTTGTGGTAAAATAAATTTGTTTTTTACTGGATCGTAAGTAAGACCTATACCCGCAAATTGTTTGCGTTGATTACCGTTATAAGAAGTTTGTTTCCAAGCAACACCATTTTCTGAATGAGGTATTAGATTAGATACAAAAGTTTCTGCCTCAGATGAATAATCTCCACCGTTAGAATTAACATCGTCGTTGGATATTACTACTACTTGTATTACTTCGTTACTGCTATTAAGTTCTGCAAAATGAGCCATCTTCTAACTCCTTATGCATCATCTAAAATTTCACCAGAAAGTACATACTGTAAATCACTATTAGCACTAGCTGTTACTCTTAATAAATCTGTTTCATCTAAATAAATCATACGATTTTTATCTATAACAGTTAATGTTGAGTCTGCTGGTACAGAGATTGTTTTTGCTATGTGGTAATAGTTTGAGCCATTATCTCTAGATACTTCTACAGTTATATCTGCTGCATTTGTGCCATCTACATTTGATATTAACAATGTATTTAATTTAATAATTTGATCAGCAGCTACATCTATTATGTCTGCTGGTGAAGTTGTAACTGCTCCACATAAATTAAATCCTGTAATGGATGTTACATTTACTATATTTACTGCTGCCATAATTGTCTCCTATATTATCCGAATACTATAGCCATAGCAATAGCTTTACCTGTTGAGGTTTTTGTATTGAGCTGGGTTTGTATGTTGGAAGTTACTCCATCACTAAAGTTTAGTTCTGCTGCTGTTGAAGTAACGGTAGTACTCGCAATAGATAAAGCGTCTGTTTCTAATGTGCCGTCTATATCTACATCTCCTGATATATCTAAACTTGCTGCTGCTATTTCACCACCAACTGTAAGTGTAGTAGCCATGTCAACTGCACCATCAATATCTACTACATCTAAATTTGTAGTACCATCTACGTCTATATCGCCAGAGATGTCTAAAGCTGTACCGATTAAAGTTTGTGTTAATGTTATTTGACCATTAGAAGCAATAGTCATAGCATCTACATCTGAGGCAGATCCTATTGTTTTACCATCACCAATAATAAGATCATCAGTTAATGTAACAATACCTGTAACACCTAATGTGCCACCTATCGTTGTATCATCTGTAACAGTTAAATCATCTTCTACTTTTAAATCAACAACATTAAGGCTAGCAAAAGCATCTACCATAGCTGCACCAGAACCAGCTCCATCAGAATAAATTGCTTTGGTATCCCCAGCAGGTATGGTGATATTAGCTCCTGAACCTTGTGAAATAATTATGTTTTGTGAACCAGTAGTACCGTTTTCAATAAACCAAAGTTTTGATACGGTGTTAGGCCCTATAGTAATAGTACAAGCACTATCAAGAGTACCTGTATATTTAAGATATAAAGATCTACCAGGATCAGTTGATCCATCAGCTATTGTAGTTGTATGAGTATCAGCGTTTGTTGTTATGGCCTCAGTACCAAAACTAAACGCTTCACCTATAAGCTCTAGATTAGTATTTGTGCTTGTGCCCCAGGTACCTGATTCGTCACCTGTTGCTATTTCTTTTAACCTAAGATCATTTACATAAGTTGCCATGCTTGTCTCCGTTCAAATTTATTATAAGTTGTTTTTTCATAAAAGTTAAGCGACTTCTTCCCAGTTAGGGGTTTGTGTATCATTTATTAAGCTCCAAACACGTGTAGATCCTACTAAACCTTCTGCTTGTCCTAGTTCAGGTGATATATTTGCTTTGCAAACTGTAGTGACTGTCCCTAAAGCAGAAGTACAAGAAAGACCAGTTACAAAAACGTTATTTACTGTACTGGTTGTGCTAGTGCCTAAAGCTGAAGTGCCACTAAAACCAGAAACTGATAAATTATTATTACTAACTAGCGTAGGTGTACCTAAACGTGCTTCGCCATCTAGCCCAAAAGGAGATAAATTATTATTTGTTGATAAAGTTGTTGTACCTAAAGCTGATGTGCCATTTAGTCCACTTACGCTAATATTATTTACTGAAGTTGTTGTAGCTGTACCTAGATTTCCTGCTGCTAATAGAGTGGTGGCTGATACATTAGCTTCAGCTTGAATTGTTACACTAACAGAACCTAGACTAGCAGTAACTCCACCTAATGAAGCTATAGCTTGTGCGTTAACTGCTACAACTGGCGTACCTACTGATCCTGCTGCGGGTGCGGTTATTGAAAGAGGAACACTTGCTTCACCATAAGCGAGTTGGCCCCAAGTACCTCGACCCCAGCCGTTAAGGAACTCAGCCATTTTAGGCTATACGTATAATCGCTGTGCTTGCTGCTGCTGCTGGAAAAACAATAGTAAAATCACCTGCTGTAGAAGTTTTATCTCCACCAAAGTCGATTGTTGCTACTGACTTATCGCTATTGGTATCGTTATAAATAAGACAACCTCTAGCTGTAACAGTTGCTGTACCAAAAGTTAAATCTGCAAAATCAGTAAAACCAGTAGTTCCAGA